GAACGTCGTGCTATCGCCAGGGTCGGTTTGCGCGCCGTTGAATTTTTCCCAATTATCCCAGATTAGCCGCATAGGTACGGCGAAGAAGAATGAGTTCATGAACATATTGTCCATAAACGGGTGCAACGGTGTTGCCAAGCGCGAGAACGCTGTCATTCTCAGATTGAACGTGTCTCCGGGCAATGCCTCGTCGACGAACACAGGCACCAGCAGGCCGGCGTCGAAGGTAGATTTGTACCCATGCGATCGATTGAACGACGATCGCGGTATTTCAGCACCCTCGATCTCAGAGAACCGATGCTCCATCACTGATTTTCTAGCCATCGGATACGTCCTTTAGAATTGGACCCCCTGTGTTCAGGTAGGTGAGAGCGCACCCTAGATTTTCATGGGTCGCTTTGTCAAGCTCCCCTAATAGGTCGTCATAGCTCCCCACACCATAGAGTGTGAAATCCTCCGGGTGCTTGTTGTATGGACTCCCGGCTTCATTTACGGCATCGCCGAATATTCGCGTCGCCTCACCGGCGTTTATTGCGAAGAAGGGCCGAGAGTACATCTCGCTTTTCATGTCGTAGATAGCGAAAGCTTTTAACAGCATTATCGCACTCCTTAGTCGAGGTTTCTGGGTAAGCGTTTAAGTCGAGCATTTTGCACAGTTTCCCGGACTTTAAGACGGGCTGGACTTTGATCGTCAGTGTGCAATTTCGCATTATTGACCCGCTCGCGCTTAATGCGATTATAATCACTAGGATTTGTAATTTCGTATTGTCGGTCGTAATAACGCGGTGGGCGTAATTTTTTGCCTTTAAGGACCACGAAATCGTGGTCGAAGACGTCCGTTTTGAATTTTTCATACCATTCTTTCCCGATTCCGGGGCGTCGGCTCATAGTGGTAAACTCAGGAACTTTCGTTAACACTTGTCCGGTCTCAGGGCACAGCGTTTCATAGTGATTGCTGGCCTCAGGTCCGGTTATTTTTTTCATTATGTAGCGAGCTACGTACGCCGCGCTTTGGAATGTGACCGCACCGGTGAGGGTGAAGCCCAATCCCCAGATGCGATCTAATATTTCGGACGTATATAGAACGACCTCTTTTCTTGTTTTATGTATCCTCTTGTCCGGAGGATCGAAATTGAACAGACACAAATGATAGTGAGGACGGCCGAATTTCTCGCCGTATTCCCCACAGGCATAGTACCTTATTCCAGCGCCGAATTCTTTCCGAAGGCGCTTCATGAATAATTGTAGATCGCGGAGCACTAACGTTCCCTCGGCACATTGCCCGAGTTCCGCTTTGTTCGGCAGATCCTCATCCCTATACGTCAGGGTGACGAAGGAATTATCTTCGTATAAGGAGGCCTCGTGGTAACATCTGATTGCCCATTGTCTTGAACGCTCAAGGCGACAGCCAATGCACTGACCGCAAGGAACAGTGACAGGGAGATCCACATAGCCAGCCTTACGATTAAATACAACATTACGTTTTCCATTTTCGTTTACTGAACGGGCTCTAAAGCCCTTCAGAGGTTGAAAACACGTCACGTCTTTTCATCTTTTTAGAGGCGATAACCGCCTCTTTTTGGTCTGGCTGACCGATTTTTTCGATTCGTCCGATTTGCAGTTCGTTTGAACGTCCTGCGCCCGCTCCTCCGCTTGATCTTCCGTCGATATGCCATCTTGATTTCCTCATTTGGTGTCAGTTGGCACAGTTAACATCAAGTAGGTTACTGTGCAGGCGCCTCAGCGACCCCTTGGGTCGGTGGAGGCGTTTCCGGTACCGGAGGTACCGGAATATCGAGTACCGGCTCTACAGCCGGCTGAGCACGCTCACGCAGGCCCATCTCGATTTGTTCCTCGAACTTTTCTGGATCAGCCATGAAATCGAGGAACTTTGCAGGGTCGTTCTCAAATTGCGAACGAGCACCTGCAGGTAGGTCGGCGAACATTTGTTGCGCCTCGGTCACGAGGTTCATAGCCTCGTGGAAGTCGGTCTGGCTCGGCATGGCCGCATAACGCGGCCCATATTCATTTGCATGATCGAGCAGACCAGTTTTTTCGTACCTTGCCATGATTATGTTCATGTCGCTTTCTTCGCGCATGGCTTGTTTGGTACGAGATTTTCCCACAGGGATCGCTTGGACCCTTTTGTGGGGACTATAAGCACTCCGAAGTTCTGACATTACAGCATCCTTCGTTTAGTTGCTTGGCGGTGGCAAGAGCCACCCTGTCCTCGCTTCGCTGCGGTTAAGAGCATTCATCGACCACGGACTTTTTTGTGGAACGCTTTAGAGCTTCCTTCCCAATTACGTAACTTTTTCATTATAGATTGGAAGGTCGAACGCTCTTTTTGACGAGACCCGAACGGTGGTAGATTTTCCACCTTTATTTTTGAACGGGCTCTCTTTTGAGATTTAGCGGAATTTGCATCCCATTGTTTTAGAAGGGTACGGATCATTCTTTCTATAGACCCGATATTCCTGCCCAAGGCAGAGGGTCCATATTGCTCCGCCAGGTCGGCCTCTTGTTTGGCCTTCCGGGCTTCCTCCATTGTTTTTGACGTCTGAGTTACCTTTAGAGCAGTATCCGCTTGGACGTTGTCCGTTTGTTTTATCATCTGGTAGGTACTTGCGGCCGAACTCGCCGCTTGACCGATGATATTTTGAGCTTTGTAAGAAGCTCCGGTTGGTGTCGAAGCACCTCCCGTTTTATATGCGAGGATCGGGTTTAACCCCGCCTTTCGCATGTCCGCCATTGACCGCTGATAAGCGGTCGACGACATACGTTCTTGGAACTCGAATTGACGTGAAAGGGTCTTTCGATCCTCTCTCCGCTGGAGAAAGCCGCCGGCCAGCGATGCAGCCGCGGCACCAGCCGCTGCCCAGCCACCCATTAGAAGTGATCGATCATGCCAGGCACACCGTACATCGGCATAGGCCTGGCGCATCTCAGATCGAAATAACTATCGAATAGAATATGAGGCTCAGACGGCACCGCGATCACCCGGTCAACCGGAGGATCGTCATCGATAAAGGCCGCATTGAGTAAGGGCAGCGCGCTGAAGTCTTCAGCGAGATGCCACGTATCCAAAGGCGTGGCATGATTGGAGCGCATCTGTCCAGTTATGACAGAAGGTTTATAGCGGTATTCCGCAAAGCGCTCTTGATAGCCGAACACTAACTCGTCGGCCGCAGTTGCGTCGGCGAAGATTTCTTTATTCAATATTGATTGTTCGCCGATATGTGACAGCGCCGGCCAGTAGAAGTCCCACCTCGTAGAGCGTGAGAACATTCGATTAAGGCCTTGCTGATAGTTTAGATCGGCACGCACAGAGACGAGCCCGATCAGTATGCAATGTTCTGTGAACGATTTTGTGAAGCCATGCCCCGACATTACTGAGGTTCCAACCGCAGCAAGGTTCCCTTGAGGTGTCGTCGCAGTTTGCGAAGTTTGGGCAATAGGATTGATATTAATTGGAGACTGTCCTCCTCCGAGATACTCCGGTCGCTGCAGGCGAGCATCAGGGGAAGTAACTCCAAAATGAGAGCGGATAATTTCCGTATATCTTGTTCCACCGCGAGCGTCCCTCTCATACAGCTTCTGAATTTGAAAGGCTTCACGCAGTTGATTTATTGTAGCCGCAGTAGCGTTAGTAAGATCGGCGTACACGTCAGGGAAGTTTCCTCCCGCAACTCGTTGACGTACAACGAAGTCACTTGAGTCCCAGCGGTTACCATCAGTGGCAGCGGCGACATGTCCCACTCCAGCCGAATCATTTAGCGTTTGACCCGCAAAGTAGTCCCAGGTTCCGGCATTATCGAATGCCACGCCCAGCACAGGCGCCCTGGTACCCAGCGGGAGAGATACAGCAGTGCCTTTCTGCGGCCAAGGCAGGGCCGAGGTGAAGTAGTCGTGGCGTTTTCCACGCCTTAGAATTGGATAGTCGGTGTCGACGTCAGGCCCGTCATCCACATCGACCACCGCACTGTCTTGAAGGTTCTCATCACGGAACCAGTCATTCCAGATCAGATTATAAGCGCGGTGCCACAGAGAGGTATGTTTTAGCAGCGCAATTTCGGTCGGGATACCGAAGTAGTCGGATAATGATAGGGCCAAATGGCCCGTTCCCGCCGGCGCTAGCATATGAGGGATAAGGAACGTCGTGCTATCGCCAGGGTCGGTTTGCGCGCCGTTGAATTTTTCCCAATTATCCCAGATTAGCCGCATAGGTACGGCGAAGAAGAATGAGTTCATGAACATATTGTCCATAAACGGGTGCAACGGTGTTGCCAAGCGCGA